CGACAGGGGAATCATAGTGATGCAGGGATGGTATGACAAGAACATCAAAGCGTGTCATGTAACCTTGTGGGATTTAGGTGAAACGGAGGACAACCATTCGGATGACGAGGCGGAGGGCGTAACGCTATCCGTGCAGGTCACTATATTCTCAAGAGAGGATGAGGTTGCGTTGTCAAGGGAAATAAAAGCATTGATGAAGTTAAACGGATTCGATTACGAGGGGCGAAGCGGAGACGATTCGCAGCCGGAGGATGGAATCTATATGAAAGCACAGAGATTTTCAAAATTTTATGAAATGGAGGACACAGCAAATGAGTGAAACAGGACAGCAGATTGTGAGGAGTAGAACTTGCGGTTGTAAAGATTTTTACATCGCAAAAGTGACGCAGAACACGGCGACAGGGTATGTCGCAGGAGTTCCGGTCAAACTTGCAAGAGCAATCAAAGCAAAGGTTGATGAAAAATGGACTTCCGAAAAGATTTATTCCGATGACGGAACAGAGGAGGTCGTCAATTCCTATGAGGGAACAGACGTAGAACTTGAGGTCAACCAGTTAGCACCGCAGGACAGAGTGATTCTTTTCGGTCAGTTGTACGAGAACGGATTCCTCGTGAAGTCAAGCGATAATTCCGCACCGGAGGTCGCTATCGGATGGCGTGAGCGTAAATTGAACGGAAAGTATGATTTCCGGTGGTTATACTGCGGTAAGTTCGCAGAGGGAATCAGTGAGGAGACAAGCACAAAAGAGGGCAAATTGTCTCCGACAACAAAGAGCATCAAGGGGTCTTTCTACGAGAGAAACATTGACAACCTCTATGAGATTTCCGTCGATGAATCAAACCTCGTGAGTGAGGACACAGACGCAAAGACAGCAATCGAAGATTGGTTTTCAAAGGTGCAGGAAAAGAACAAAGCAACCGCATAAGCGGTCAAGAGAATATAGCAGGAGGATGATTTGATGAAACAGAAAATCACAGTGAATAACAAAGAATATGCAATGCCGAAAATGGATGTCGACACCTATATGCAGTATTTAGATTTGACCGAGCAGATAGACGGGAAACAGCGATACACGAGGGCAGACATTGAGGCGATGCTGCTTTTTATCGTTAAGGCATACGGAGACCAGTTCACCGCAGAGGAGTTGAAAAATCCGGAGACGGGAATTGATGCAGCAGGTCTCGTGTTGGCGTTCCAGTTTATTGACATGGGAGTTGCGGACGAGATGGAAAAGAGAATGGAGAAAATAGAAAAAAATTTTCAGAGTGGCAAGTGATTCCGGAAATAACAATCACTTGCAGCAGCGGGAAAATATTCATCAATTCCGTAACAGTTGAGCAGTACAAAAAATATGCTGCATTGATGGAAAAGAACAATTCAGACAAAATTGTGAACGCTATGTTTTTCAATAAAAAAATAATTCAAGAGATATTCGGAAACCGGATGTCTCTTGAAGAATTGGGGAAAACGGATGCAATCGAATTTTTGACAGCAGCAAAAGGGATTCATTTCATCATGCAGCAAATCATATCTCAAAAAATATTGAGCGTGGTCGAAGTGGAACAGGTTGAAAAAGAGGCATCCGCATTTGACGAATACGACATTGAAAACGGATATGAGGACGTAGAACCGGAACAAAATACATGGAAAACCTGCGGAGAGATTATTGACCGCATCGTGAAAATTGCTATCCGGTTATTAAAAAACTCATACAGTCAATGTATGAGGGAGGACATTATTTCACTATTGGACTATTTGAAATTTGAACTTGATACAGTAAATGAAAATCAAGAATAAAAGAGAGGAGGCAGACGAATGGCATATACAAGCGTGAAAATATCTGCAAGCACGAGCGACTATCAGTCGCAAATGAAGTCGGCAGCGACACAAATGAAAGAATTGTCGAGCGAATATTCACTTGCAGCAACAAAGGCAAAGTTATTCGGTTCGGAGACGGACAGCCTCAAAGCAAAAGCAGAATCTCTCACACAAAAAATCACAGTACAGAAAAATGTCGTGCAACTGAACCGTGAACAACAAGAAAAACTCACGACGAAATTATCAGACCAGAAAACAAAACAGGAAGAACTCAAGAAAAAGATTGACGATGCGAAAACCGCCTATGAGAAATCAACGGAGGAGACAGGAAAGAACTCTGAACAGTCAAAGGCACTGAAAGAGGAACTTGACAAACTCGAAAAGGAATTTTCCGCAAATGAGACGGCAATCGGAAAGACAGAGACGGCTCTTGCAAATCAGACGGTAAAGACAAACAATGCAGAAAAGGCCCTCATGGAAATGGAGGCGGAGTTGAAGAATGTCAACTCCCAACTAAAAAACCATAAATTGACCGATTTTGCGAACGCTTGCGACACGGCAGGTCAGAAAATGGAGAGTTTTGGAAAGAAAGCCTCCGTTGTATCTGCCGGACTTGCAGCAGTAGCAGCGGCCTCCGTAAAATCGTTCACGGAACTCAAAGAGGGTTACGACACTATTGTGACAAAGACCGGAGCGACAGGCGATGCTCTTGAGAGCTTGAAAACATCCGCAAATAATGTGTTCGGAAGTATGCCGGAGGATATGTCGACAGTCGGAGAGGCGGTCGGAGAGGTCAACACAAGATTTCATTCAACGGGCACAGAATTAGAAACATTGTCAACACAGTTCATTCAGTTTTCATCAATCAATGGAACGAATGTGACGCAGTCGGTCGACCAAGTCGACAAGATTATGAAAGCGTGGAACGTGGATGCGTCACAGACGGGAAATCTGTTAGGACTACTCACAGCAAAGGTACAGGAGACAGGAATCTCCGTCGATTCCCTTGAAAGTTATGTCCTTGATAATAATTCGGCGTTCAAGGAAATGGGGCTTACATTGCCTCAAGCCGTTAATTTAATGGCTCAATTCGATGCAAACGGTGTCGACAGCACGACAGCACTTGCAGGTCTGAAAAAGGCTCTTCAAAATGCGACATCAGAGGGAAAATCAATGGATGCTGCTCTTGAGGAGACAATCGGGAGTATAAAGAACGCAAAGACGGACACGGAGGCGTTGCAGATTGCAACAGAATTGTTCGGGAAAAAAGGTGCTGCGGAAATGGCAACCGCTATCCGTGAGAACCGTATTGATTTGAGCGATTTGTCGTCGACGATGGAAGAATACGGGTCGACGGTAGAGGATACCTACAACGGCACGAAAAGCCCTCTTGATAACGCAAAAACAGCGATGAACAATGTGAAACTTGCCTTGAGTGAACTTGCAGACACAGCACTCACGGAGGCGGCACCAGTCATCCAAGATTTAACGTCAAAAATACAAGATTTGACATCATGGTTCACGAGTTTAGACAGCGGACAGCAGCAGACAATTATCAAGGTCGGACTTGTGGTCGCTGCTATTGGACCGTTGGCAATCGGATTCGGAAAAGTGTCACAGGGAATCTCGACGACAATCAAGACCGGACAACAGTTTGCGTCCGGAGTAACTGGCATTATAGCGAAAATAACAGCGAAAACAGCAGCGACGGCAGCGGGAACGGCAGCAGACGCAGCAGGAACAGCAGCGGAGGCAGCACACACGGCAGCCACAGCGACGGCAACAGCAACAACAGGGGGGATGACGGTGGCACAGACCGCCCTCAATGCGGTCATGAGTGCGTGTCCGATTATTCTGATTGTGGCGTTGATTGCCGGACTGATTGCAGCAGGTGTCGCTTTATATAAAAACTGGGATAAGGTCAAGGAAAAACTGTCACAGTTATGGTCGAGCATCAAAGAGAAATTCGGCAAAATAAAAGAAAGTATCACCGGAGCGTTTACATCGGCGAAAGAGGCAGTCACGAATAAGATTGCGGACATGAAAAACGCAGTAGCAAACAGCACAATAGGACAGGCAGCCTCAAAAGTATTCAACGGAGTAAAGGACACGGTCGGAAACCTCATGTCCGCAGCCACAGACACGGCAAAGGAAAAGTTAGGAAACATGAAAACCGCCTATGAGGAAAACGGCGGAGGAATCAAAGGCGTGGTTGCTGCCGGATGGGAGGGAATCAAAGGGTATTATTCCGCAGGATTCACATTCGTGGATAATTTGAGCGGAGGAAAACTCACAGAACTCAAAACAAAATTTTCTGATAAGACATCAGAAATCAAACAAAAGGTGTCTGACGGATGGGAGGGAATGAAAACATCCGTCACCACCAAAATGACAGAGTGGAAAAGCAGTGCAACAACAAAATTAAACGAGATAAAGTCCGGATTCTCGTCAAAGGTCAATGAGATAAAATCGAACTGGCAGACAGGATTCACGAACATAAAGGACAAAGCAACCTCCCTCATGGAGACGACAAAGTCAAATGTCACGACGAAATTGACAAACCTCAAGTCAGGATTTTCGTCAAAGGTCAATGAAATAAAATCAAACTGGCAGACGGGATTCACGAACATTAAAGACAAAGCGACATCTCTCATGGAGACGGCAAAGTCAAATGTTTCCTCAAAATTGTCAAGCATAAAATCCGGATTTTCCTCAAAATTGTCAAGTATAAAATCCGATTGGTCGAGCGGATTTGAAAATCTGAAATCGACAGCAACGTCAAAGATGGAAACAGCAAAGTCGAACATTTCAACAAAGTTGGGAAACATCGCATCGTCGTTCACGTCAAAATTGAACACAGCGAAATCAAATGTCGCATCATCAATGAGTAACATTGTTTCGTCGTTTTCTGGAAAGATGGAATCGGCAAAATCCAAGGTAACAAGCGCACTAGAACGAATCAAAGGAGCGTTTAACTTTTCGTGGTCTCTTCCTCACTTAAATCTGCCGCATATTAGTGTGTCTGGAGGAAAAGCACCATACGGAATTGGCGGGCAAGGGTCATTGCCGTCTTTTTCAATTCAGTGGTACAAATCCGGAGGTATCATGACACAGCCAACAGTGTTTGGAATCAACGGCGACAGCCTTATGGCAGGAGGAGAGGCAGGAGCAGAGGCAATTTTACCTCTGTCGGAGTTTTATGCAAAATTGAACGATGTACTCGACAAGAAACTGGCAGCAGTGCAGCAGGCTCAAAACGTGTATGTTGAAACACTATGTTACATTGACAGCGACGAGGTCGCAACAAGAACCGTGTCAAAGGTAGATTCAAAGATGGTTCAAAATCAAAGAAAAGGGAGGTAGTTGACCGATGAAAGTGAACGGAATAGATGCAAGAAAATACGATGCAAAACAACTCACTGTCGAGATACAACCTCCCGTTGTAGCGGTAAATTATGAATGGATGACCGGAGCGATACAACCGACCGAATTTGAAACAGATGTCACAATGGGTCACTTGAAATTGTGCGTCTATTTCAAAGGCAAGGACAGAAACAGCATCCTCCGGTCAATGTCTGAATTTATGGCGAATTTCACAACGGCGTGTGATTTGGAACTGGACGGCTACAAAGGCAAATACAGAGGATTCATGACAACGAATGATTATGAGAAAACAATCACGAAAAAGCGGTACAAAATCAATCTTGAGTTTGACGGTTATTTTTACGACGATGAAATCTCTCTCACATTCGACGGAGTGACATCCGGAAGTTTTTACATGGTAGGCAGCAGGAAAGCACCTTGCACCGTGGAAGTGTATGCAAAGAGTACGTTGACAAATTACACAATCAGCGGATTAGGAGACGATGACATCATCGTGGAATCGTTGGCAGCAGGAAAGACGGCAATCATCGACGGAACAAAAGGTCTTGTGACGATTTCCGGAGAAAACGCATTTGACAAGGTCAATTTGTGGGAGTTTCCGGCAATTACGACAGGAGAAACGACGTTGTCGTTCTCAAGTAGCAAGGCAAAGGTGACAATCCGCTATAAGCCGATGTGGATTTAAGGAGGTGGGCGGATGCAGATATATGATGACAAAAAGCAAAGAATAGGAACGCTCACCGGATTCAGAGAGAGGAGCATCGAAAAGACACTTGAT